GGAGAAGATGCTACGGTAGGTCTTGCTACTGATGAACCTCCACCACCACTGCCTTCAGGGCTTACAGTCCCTTCTGTTGCGCTCCAAGGTCTTGTTACCCACCATCTATCCGCTTCAGGCTTGCCAAGTTCAGATGCTTTCCACGAATTAAATTTGTCCATAGCGGAAATCCAAGTTTCCTTGGGAGCATCCGCAGGAGGTAATGAAACACCTTCAACCTTGTCATAGCCAAGACCCCTTGCGTGTTCCAATATTTCTTCATGGTCTTTTGACCAAGCATCTCCTCCGCCGCCTAACATTCCACCCGCCATTAGTGCATCCTCTCTTTTAAGTCTTTAGTGAAGACTATGTATGAATCTTTCCAATCTGGTAACATTTTTTTCCACCCCTTTCTGCCCCATAACTCCAAGGCGGAACATTGTTTCTTGATAGCGTAAGACTCAAGCATATCAATAAAGTTATTGTGAACCTCTATAAAATCTTTTCCTGCTAAAGCAATTAATCTTAGTACTCTTTTTTGTGGGTACTCTATTAACTGAGTAACCATTGATATAATTATTTCTTTATCTTCTGTGACAATCCATAACTGCATACAGCCATCCATGAGATGCTCTAAGAAATCATCTGTTTCTAGTTCACCTTCACTATGCTCAGTAACTTTAGCAATCATAGGGCCAACACTATCCCATAGGTATGGCACATCTTCTGGACTAACTATGTGTGCTTTCAAAAGTCTATCCTGTATGTGGCTTGTATTTTATCTTCTGAGTATCTTAAATTATACCCAGCAGACTGTAATCCTAATTCGTAACCGTTGTCATTTACCTGTAATTGGAGTGTCGGCTTTCTGTTTAACACGGCGAAGAGGGTTACAATTCCTATTCCAGTAACGATCAACTCTTTTTCGTTCTCCTGATACCACTTTTTCTTTTTTCTTTTCTGCCAATTTAAAGTTTCGCAGGAAGACGATCCTCTTCCGTTTCCCGTTCCGACAACTCCCGCATAAGAACAAGCAATGTCGCCAAATCTTTTTGCCTCCGCACTCGTTCCTTGGAGGTTGTACTCAGATACGACAACTGGTTTTCCAAACCTAAGAGCGTTTTCAATTTGCTGTCTGAACTGTTGCTCATTAAGATCAAATCCTGTCTGAAGGTATATTATATCTGCATCTTTTATGTACTCTTGTTTTACACCGGGAGTTAGGTGTACCCCTATAGGCTTGTCAGTTTTCTTTCTTAACTCTGCTATTAACGTAGATACATCTGAAGGTGTATAATACTCGTCGCACTCAAGACAAACCACATAATGGCTAACAATGTCATCAACCTCAGAAACAACTTTACTCTGGTAATCAATCTGGTTACTTAATCCTCTTGCATATAGTTCTGGGCTGTCATCGCTTATAAGCCATATCACAGGCTTTTTCCCTAACTCCTGTAGCCTAGACCTCCAATTACTTCCAACTCCGTCTACAATTCCCCAGACCTTATCAGTGTTTCTGGCTAGAATATCTGCGTGAGTGTCGTTAGATATTGCCCCTCTTACATCCGCTCTCCAAGCATCTGATCTATTGTCAGACAAGTAAGATAATGTAGATAATCTTTCTGTGTCAATAAGAAAGGTTGATTTAAAGTCTGCGTTAGAGTTTTGTCCAAGCGGAGCCAATGTAAGCATAAATGCCGCGACCACCGCCGGGATTCCAATCTGAGCCATCCGCATATCTTATATCACCATTTCTGGGTTTATCAGGTTCTTCATGTAGTTCTTCTAGTCTTAGGGCTGATACATTAAATAGTATATCCCCTAACTTCTTTAGTTCTCGTATAACAAACTCGCCAAGGTATTCGGGGTTTTCGGGGATTGATCCGGGCTGGTAGAATGTTACACTCTTTACCTTTCTGTCTGTGTAAGTATTGTATCCCATTAGTAAGACCTACTTCCTCTTCGTCCTGAGTTCTGGACTTCAAACTCAAGCCCTTCTAACCTCCACTGAGAGTCGTTATCTGACTCAATCCTTAGTCCATACAGTTTGCCAGAAGCCCTGCAGGATACCTTAGACTGCGTATCAGGGTTAAACTGTATCGGCCCTTCCCAAGATACAGCCTCTTCAGTAGACATTTGAGTGCCTATATAGAAATCAACTGTATCACTTTTGTCTATAGTCATCTTGGGCCATATAGCCTTAATGTGTTTGACTGAAGACTGGTCTGGGTTATTCTGCTCATCCATTGCGTACCCAATACGCTCAATGTAGGAGTTCATGTTAACTCCGTCAGCCTGATAACCTACCCTATCCCTGTATACTTTTGTATTAGTTGGGGAAGCAAAGACAAGAACATTCTCAACTGTGTTCCAGTTAGAAGCCCAATGCCCTGTGACGGTAGTCCATGTAGGAGTTGCCGCCGCCCAAGTTGTTAAAGCGGTTTCGTCTTGAATAGTACCGTATGCAATGTGCCCAAGGTCTGGTATATCTCTCAAGGAGAAAGCATCATTAACCCAATTCCATACTAACGCTTTATCACACTGTCCTGATTGATTGTCAGCAGAGGGGAAACAGGCTAAGACTTCAGACCTGTTGTAGTCAGTAACACAGAACGATTTCTTATACTGATCGCCATCAATATAAGAGAAGATATAATCTCTCATCTTGTGCGGAAGAATACTTTTAATTCTCTGTCCGTCATTGATGTATATGTCACCATTGCCAAATATGAAATGACCGCCATCAAACTCAGTAATACAGTTCTTAGCCAACGCTCCAACCGTAGGAGATAGTTGTCTAAATGCAAATATAAAAGGGGTTCCCACATACGTCATTGCGTAGGTTGAGTCTTCCTTGTAGATCATAAAGGTATCTTGTAGGGGTAGACCATCTAGTATAGCCCCCTTTGTATCCTCTAAAGAATATTCACCCGCGTCAACCGTAGCACTATTTTCATCCCATGAGGTTGGGACAGCGTTAATAGCGGCTTCTGTAGACCACTTGACTACTCTTGAGTTAGGTACTGAAGACTTCTCTACGTTAAGGGCTATTAGAAAGGATCGAAATGATCTTAGAGATTTACACTCTACGTTTGCAGGCCAGTTAGACAAGTCTTGCATCTTGTTAGATACAGACGGTACACCAGATGTAAGAGGCCATTCCTGTGGGTCATCCACAAAGTTGGTCATTACAAGCACACCACCGATTACTGTGTGCGTCCAATTCTCTGCCGCTGTAGCGTTGTAGTCTCCGCTGGTTCTTGTTATATCTGTCCAAGTAGTGCCGTTGTGAACGTGTATTTTAGTAAGTCCCGCTACTACCCAATACTCTGCTGTACCAGCCTTTAACTGAGTTATGTAGTACGGCGCTACAGGACAAGTCTCTATAACAGATGAGTACCCCGGCGATTTAATAATCGCACCATGCTCTACTCTAATGTTATTACCATCTGACCAAGCATTAGGTGGTAATTGGAAAGGCGCAATATCCTTTACAATACCTACTTGACCAAGATTGTCAACAGGAATCAAAGCCATTAAAGATACCTAACGTGATACGGATCAACCTTTGCATCAGGGGCCGTAGGCCAACCCCAATATGTTTTGTCTACGGTACGATTAACTGTCTCAGTCTCTGGCCCAATCGTTTCTACGCCTTCAGAGTCATACGTTGATACCTTACGCTCTTCCTGTACCGCATGGTTCTGGAAGTTACGCACTGCCTCGACAGATGCAAAGGCTTCTACACCTGACTCAAGGCTGTTACCGTGAGCGCGTACCTCATTGCGGTAGGTCTTCCAGTCATCGCTGACAGCAGTACCACCATCGGCTTCACGGATAACACGCCAGTCTGACGTTGCAAGCAGTGAACCAACGTGTGCGTTGATCTTCTCAATCACCTGAGTCTTGAGAGATTCGACATCTTTCTCTGTACTGGCGTATGAGATGACATACTCGCCGTCAGTAAGAGTGTAGGACTCTGCTCCAGTGTTCCAGTAGCGGCTATCAGGAGCGTCTACACGCGCAGGATAGATACCTATGTCGGCTAGTTCCTGTGATGACCAAGCCCTGAAG